TACCGAACATAGATTCACCAGAAGCTGGTCTACCTAATGTAGTGTTAGTACCATATTTGAAATCCATATAGAAAATAAGACCTGAAGGAAGGTTCATAGGCTGAACTGAAACGAATTCTTTTGCAGCGATACTTCCGAAAATACGTCTTACCAATGGAAGTGCAACACCAGCCCATTCTTCTGAACCTGCAGAAGTACCTGTTCTTGTTGCTTCATCCAATAATTGTTTAGCTTGGTTTTCAAGCATTACTGCCATACCATGCTTTGAGGTTTCAGAACCAACACCTTCTAAAAGGCCGGTCTTTTCCCATTTTGCTTTAAGGCCACGAGTCTGCTCAAGCATAATGCTTTGAGGATTCGCACCGTTCATTAATTTTTTAACGTCCATTTTGTTTGTTTTTTTGTTTTGTTTAATTACTTAATAATACCTGCTAATTTTTTGAATCTGTTTGAAAAATCTGCAGATTCTGCAATTACTTGCTTTTGTGCTGCTGGCTTAGTTGATTTTACAACCTTACTAGCAATACCTTCTGTAATTGATTTTTTAGCAACCTTATTAGATGAGTATTTGAAATTCTCTGCTAATGTAGAGTACACCAATTTAACTTCTCTAACTGATTTTGTTCTATCCAAAGTTTCGATAACTTTAACCTTCTGTTCGTTGGTCATGTTATGAGCTCTGAATAATTTGTTTGCGAATAAAAGTTTTGCATTCAAAAGATTAACTTCGTTGATAGTTTTTTGAAGAGATTTGATAGTATTATAAGCCTCTTTCAAGTCTTTTTTCATTTCTTCCTTATCTTCTTCTTCATCAACTTTTTCTTTGTCACCTTTCATCATGTCTTGCTCCATTTCACGAAGAATTTCTTCTAGGTCGATTACATCTTCCTTATCTTCTTCTTCGTTGGTAACAACCACTTTAGGATCCTCACCTTTGTCTGTACCAGCTTCAGAACCGTCTGCTAAATTTTCATTTTTAGCATCCATTTCTTTTTCATCTTCAGCTTCATACATACCTTCTTCAGGTGTTTCATCTTCTGAACCTTCACCATCAGCCATTGATTGCTCTAATTCTCTGATGATAGCTTCTAAGTCCATATCATCTTCATCTTCATCATCAACTTCCATTTCATCGCCGGTTACATCATAATCTTCACCGTCATCTTCCATGTCGTTGTCCATGCTGAATTCATCTGACATGTCCATTTCATCATCTTCTCCTTCCAATTCTGCAAGTCTAGCTTTTAATTCTGCAATTTCTGCATCCTTATCACCATCCATTGCATCTTCTTCTTCGTTAAGATCTTTTACTTTTTTGTAATCAGATAATTCTGATCCAACTTGTCCACCTTGTGATTTAACACCAACAGATAAATCTGTGTTTGCATCAAATCCAGATGGTTCTTTTCCGTCAGATGCACCTATATCAGATGAATCTAACTCTTCTTGCATCTTTTCTGCATCATCGTTTTCCACTTCTTCAGCTTCTGCTCTCAATTTTTGAGATAAGATAGATTGAAGTCTTGGAGTGAATGCTTCTTCAAGTGCAATCTTTGCGTTTGCTAATGCAGTTTCTTTTACAGCTTTAGCATCGGCAATTGCTTCTTTTAACAATTTTGAATTTGCCATTTTTTTCTCCTTAATTTGTTTGTGAAGTTATTTAGTAGGAAACTCCAATAGAATAATGTTGGTTGTTCGGTCACACCTTATAAGAGAAGGGTATTCATTAACCAACTAAAATATTAAATCCCATAGTATAAATGGGATATTTGAAAATAAATATATAATTTTTATAGAAAACTAAAGAAATTTAGATATTTTTTATTTTGTGGCCTTTCCATCTTCAAATGCTTTCCACTCTTCAAGTTCATCTATTCGTTCTTCTTGCTCTTGCAACCAATTATTTTTTCTTTCTCTTTCTTCTATTATTTGTTGAACCTTTGAGTCTGTTTCTTTTTTTATTTCATCAATTTCCTTATGCATTAATCTAAACTCACTAAATATACCCCCTGCAGCAAATGCTACCGTAAGAATACCTACAATGATACTCCAATTCTTATTTAGAAAATCACCAGCTTTACTATGATGTTCATCCATTACTGTAGATTTACCAATTTATATTTAGTTTGGTAAAGTAATGTAACTATGTTATCTATATCGTTTTGTAACCAAGATTCTTGTAATTTTTCATCTTGTCTTAATTTATCAACTGCTCCACAAAGTTTTTCAAAATAATTGATGATGTTTTTTAATTCACAATTATTATCCAAACCACTAACTGGTTTTGGTGTAATCAATCCATGTTGTCCTTGATATGCTTCTACCAATCCATCAATTATTTCACCAATAGATTCGTAGTATTTACCCAATGTCTTATGTGCAGAATATGCTCCTACACCTTTAACTCCCCAATGAAACACATGTGCCTGTGTTCTACTATGTAATAAAAGTGATGCTAATTGTTCCATTATTTCTTTTTATTTTCTTTTAATCCCAATCTTTGCTTCATAACATCTTCTGTTATTTCTGCAATTTCAAAGTACCTTCCTAATACGTGTCCCATATCTTCGTAAAGTGCTTCTAATCTTTGTTCTTGTGATTTTGCTTCAACTGCTTCTTTTTCAAATGATTTTTGAAGATTAGAAAGTTCTTTCATATTTCTTTTGATGGTAACTCTATCAAACCAATCACCACCTTCTCTTAATGTATATTCGGATGCTGCGTCTGCTATTGCACCTAATGTTTCTGCAACTTGTCTAATATCTGATTTTCTACTCATTGACTCTCTATGTTGTCCATAGGTAGAAATTATTTCTAAAAAGTGTTTTTTAAGTTCAGATGGAAGTTGTTGAAATTCTTCCGTTTCTTTTAATATATCTTTTAACTTCATCATATTATTTATTTAGTACTCCCGATTTTCTAACTCTTGAAAGTATTGAGTTCAATTGTGATTTATCTATACCCATTGCATCTATAACTTTAGCCATTACAAATGCTTCCTTTTTACGAGGTAAATTATATCCTTTAATTATTGATATTGTTCTTTCTAAAAATCTAGTTAATTGTGCCGGTAATGGTGCTTCTAAATCATCAATTGCTTCATCCAATTTACCCATATCCCAATCATCAATTCTTTCTTTTGCATATTCATCTGCTAAGTCGGTAATTAAATCGGTAAGTTTATCTAATTGTTTTTTATCAGATACTAATGTTTTAAGTAAGTCATCTACTTTTTTAGCTGCACTTTTTGTTGAAGATTCTGATCTACTATAATATCCAGATAAAGTTCCTTCTTTTATTTGTTTTTTATTTTCCTTTGTTGGAATTAAATTTTTTAACTTTTCCATTAGTATGCTGAGTTTATTTGTTTATAAATATCGTTTCCGTATTTATTTTTGACAAGTTTCATAAGTTCATCCAATATCTGTGTTCTTAATTTTGAAAGTTCTGCTGGCATACTTTTCATTTCCATATGAATATCCATAATACTATTTAGGATATTTTCCATACTTTTTTCTTTCAAGAATTTTGCCAATTCTATTACTGCTTCTGTATGTGCGTTTCTATCAGTATGCTTTTCTATCTTCTTTACTAAATCAGAAACATCAACATCTTTTGCTTCTTTCAAATTTGGAATTGGTATTAAGTTTATTAACTTTGCCATTTTATATTAATTTAATTCTGTTAAAATTTCTCTCATCAAATCTTGTGCTCTACACCATTTACCACATTCTTCTGCAATTTGTTTCCACTGTTTACTTTCTTGCAATGGTGCCATAAATGCTCCATGTGTTGATGGATTTGAAACAAAATCCCAACCTACTAATTCAAAATCTTCTTGAACCATAAGAGTTCCATCGTTCAATTCTTTTACAGAACCTAAACCTCTTGATGAAATACCTAAACGAATATTATTCTTTAATAATTCTTTTAGAATGTTTCCTGATGGTGTTGATAGTATTTCAACTTTACCCATTACATCATCACCTTCCCACCAAATTTCTCTAATGTTGTGTGATACATTTTTTAAATTAATTACAGGAGAATCTGGATGGTCTAATTCACCCAATGCTCTTCTTTCTTTAATTAATTGTTGATACTTGTCGCATTCTCTTTTTAAGACTTCCATTGGATATCTTCTATTATTTTGGTTTGGAGCACCGGCTCTTTGCAAAATACCTTTTACAAGAAAAGTTCCATTATCTTCTTGTACCATCTTTGCTTCAAACAAATGGGTTTCTATCAAAAGATTTTTATTCATTTAATATCTTTTTTTACTTTTTCTACTGCGTTCACACTTAAATCAGACCAAGACTTCATTAGTATGTTTTTGAATTCATTTTCTAATTCTGTCTCATCTATTTCATTATCACTATTTTTAATAACTTTCTGAATGTTAGTTTGAACAAATGGCATTTTAATAATACTATCGGCTGCACCTCTGTCCAAACCTCTTTTCATATCTATAAATTTTGACATATCAGTAGCAAAAGATTTATTTGATGCTAATGAGTCAAAAATTTGTTTTAATTCATTTTTGTATTTTGGTTTTCCAGAAATATATCTTATTCCTTTACTAACCAATTCTACAATATAATAAAAAATAATCTTACCCATAATAATTGACCCCAATGTTGTCAATATACCTATGGCAAGATTTTCATTTAATTCTTTTTTTTTACAACTTCATTGTATCCTTTAAGTTTTCCTTCGGATTTTGCTTTATAAGCTT